GGTGAGTCATCTGGTGGTGGCCGCCGGTGGTGGCCGCCGGTGAGTCATCTGGTGGTGGCCGCCGGTGGGCCATCTAGTGGGTCATCTGGCGGGCCGCCGGTGGTGGCCGCCGGTGAGTCATCTGGTGATGGGCCGCCGGTGGGTTATCCGGCGGGTCATCCGGTGGGCCATCTGGTGGGTCATCTGGTGGGCCATCCGGTGGGCCATCCGGTGGGCCATCTGGCGGGTCCTAAAATGGACACCAAAATTGCCACTAAAGTAATGTACTAACGTCCACTGTAGGTTTTACAACTGTTTTACGAAAAGTCAAGCAACAACCTTTATCCCGTGCATGTGTGCCTGTGGATCAAACCGTTTGTTCCACTGGCGTTACGCTGCGAGATGGGGAAGGTCTAGCATCTGCTGTCGTTGACTGATTTTGCCCTTTGGGGGCCATGCACGGGCGCGGTTGTTAGGTTCGAACAGAGCCGCGATTCAATTTTGGCGTCAACCACTTGCGGATACGGGACGACCACCACTGTGACCCTGCTTGATGCGACTAACTCGCTCAGGTTTGTTAAACCTTTTTCCCTCAAGCACTATACCTCACCTCTCGCCTACTGGTGGTCTGACCAAGTGGCCCAAATGGGGGGCTATGTTTTGTAGGCTTCACAAAATTCTGATACGCCTTGGCGAATCTCGTTTGTGTTCAGTGATCCAACTCTCAAAAGCCATTTCCCCTATCTCACCGCTGCGTAACAGTATGCGATCCATTTCGCGTCTAGGTGTGCCCGAATCGGGCTCTTATCGTACCTTCTGTTACGCAACGTACCGGATATCGACCGAAAGCCTGTACCCGATTGTAGTTACGTCAAGCCAGAATCGGTAAGGCAGGTGATAGGGGTCAACCTGGGTCCGTTCTGACTACTTACCACTTTAACACGGATTCCAAAATTTGTCTACAAGTTTTAATTCCATACCGTTTATAACTTTCTATACAATTTATAAAAATATATATTCTTTTGTTGTTGACTCCTGTTTATTCTGTGCTAATCTATTGGTGTGGGACGAAGGGAATAGAAACGACCTGACAAACAAGGACTGATACGATGGAAGACACAGCCGGAACCGAAACAGCGGAAAACACCAACGGAAACGAAACCGGCAATGAAAACCGAGTAAGTCCGTTTGATTTCGACTGGATCGAGCTAAAAGAAGAGGATCGAGACCTTTTGACGGCCTGGATGGATGCCACCAGTGAAAACCTCTCAGATGTTGTTTGTGACCTCAGAACTGCCCGAGATGATTTACAGGGCAAATATGACAGCGAGCGAGCTTGTTGGCAAGAGTTGGTCGATGAATTTTTGGAAAACGATGGAATCAAGCTCCCGGCGTGGCTACAGGTTGATTACGAGGCCACATGGGAGGCCAATTTAAGGCATGATTATTCCACTTCCGATCACAACGGGGATTTTTGGGTGTTTCGCAACAACTAACGGGAGCCAGAACGATGAACGCAACAACAAAGATCTTTGATTCATGTGGAAAATGTGACGGAACCGGCGTGATTCAAGCCTTTCGCCACATTAACAACGGCATGTGCTACGCTTGCAACGGGTCCGGTCAGGTAACAATCACGGTATCCAGCCCGGTTTTGTTCAACACGGTCCTCAACAGCCATGACATTGAAGACCGCCGCATCAGATTCTTTGAGTCGCTTACAGTTGACAAGTTTTTGTCACTTCCTAAGCCGAAGCAAGATTTTATTGCAAATTGGTCGGGGTGGCAGTACGAAACGAACCCCGCAATCTGCGATCGATTCATGACGGTCTTTAGAGCCGCTTGGCTGGCCTTTGAAACAACTAACGGGAGCCAGAAATGAAAGATCAAATTGTGCCGGATATTTTGACATGGGCTGACGTTTTCGAGGCTGTAGCCGCCGCCCACCCGGAGGCGGTCTACCGAGTCGAAAGCTTCGGAGAACAAGACGACGGGACGATGGAGTGGGTCAACATGGCTGACGCAAAGGTGATTATTTTGAGGGGTGAAAAGGCTTTGTATGTCGATGACATTGACGGGTATCAGCTCTTGGATGACCTTGACACTCTTACCCACGCAGGCGTCCAGCTGGTTTGGGCCAACAGATAAACAGCAGCGGGCGCAACGTGTTGTTGCGTCCGGTTTTCACCGCTAACAGGGAGATAGTTCAATGATTGATCGCAACAGTAGAGAACTACAACACACGACGGAAGAAGAACTCGAAGACGCCGCCGATTTTTATGACGCGCTGATATCAGCACTCAAAGGAGCCGACACGCTGGAATCCACCGCACTTATCCGTGGTAAAGAATCAGATTTGGCCGCAGTGACTGCCCAAGTTTCTGCCGTAAATCTTGCAAATGATTGCGCAAATAAGGTTTATGAGGAATTGACTAAATTCTTCGCGCCATATGTCGGAAAAAAGATCTTAAAGGCTGACGGCACTTTCGTTGCCGGCATCAAAATTCCTGACCTTCCAAACACTGGTAACATTACAGTGTGCCGTCGTGTCACTAATTTGAGCTTTCTTGCGTGGAGAGTCTCTTATTCAGTCCCTAATATTAGCATCTGCCACGAGGTTGACGTATGTATCGGAACGCATGGGAGCCGTGAGTTTATCTTATTCCTAGATTCGATCTCCCCTCCGTTTGGTGATGGCCACAGGACCAATTACACGGTTGCAGAGGTTTTGGAAAAAAGAAAGCGGTACCGAGATGCTGAAAACGCACTTTCTAAAGCGTTATCAGAACTTCGTCCGTTCAACTAAAGGTGAAATATTATGAATTCCAAAATCGAGACGATACTCTATGCCGTCAAGATCGACAACGAAGACTGGCAGGAAGAAATCATCACAACAGACGCCAACGCCATTGACAAGGCCACAAAATGGGCCATAGAAAACGGTTACGACCGGTTTCGTATATCACAATTCGACCCTCAAGAAAAGCCTACGTTTGGCAACAAAATCCGCTTGGTTGCGGATAGAAAAAGGTGAGCCATCATGGCACGGACCAATAAATCATTCACAAGGTCGGGCGAACTGACGGACGCCGCCCTCAAAAGCGGCCACACTCAAGTGTCCAACACTGGCGTAAGAATGTTCTACAGGAATGGCGTCTATGTCGTCGCGGCATGGCAAGAGGGCAATCGCACCGATGATTGCTATTTCAGCATAAAAGACGCAAGAAGGGCTTACAAAGACAAAGAAAAGGATCTTAGATCATGCGAGGACCTATAAAAACCCGAATATCGGTTGCTGCACTCCGCCGAATGCTGCCGCCAGGAACCAACTATTTTGCTTCCAATCACGGATTGATGGTAAGCAACAAAACGGCCATATATGGCCGCAAGGTGGTTAGCAATACACCAAAACAAATGGCCTCCTTGATAACAGGCGGGCCAAAGTCCGGCCTGTTAATATGGCTTACATGGGCATCGGTGGTTGCTACATTGGTGGTTTCACCAAATAACGATCAATATGTCACACTTACAAACGCAGGGGTAGATTTTATGAACATCTACTTTACCGAACCACCCGATACGAACCAAGAAACCGCATGACGGTCAAACAAGGAACAAGAACCATGTCAGATACGACCACGACCACGACCACGACCACAGCCAAGACTATGACCACGGCTGCAGCCAAGATTGAAACGTCCTACAGCGTCTCGCCAGACCTTTACAGGGGCTGTGGACGTGCTTGGGCCGCTATTGATGGCGATGCCGTTGTTGGGCTTCTATATATGGGCAACCACGCTCTTGACCGCAACAAGCTCCCTCTATGGGTTCAAGCCATAAAAGACAATGCCGAAGGGCTTGACCATAGAATGCTGCCAACCGCCCACTCGTCCAGGGGTCTTGCGAGGCTTGCTGCCGCTGCCCGATCATGCACGGATTGCCCTAAAAGCCCACGAGGGCTAGATATTAGGCCGAATCGACTTCTTCAGATGGCCGTATCCATCATTGATTGGGCGGACGCTTTGTCGTTCTTGGCCTACCGCCAGGCATGTCGGGAAGAACTGGCAAAGCTTGGGACAGTTGTAAGCGGTGATTGTTCATGTACCGTGTTTTATGTCAGCATGAAACATTGCGGCCTGTTCGAGTCTTGAATTTTTACAGGTTTGACTACAGGGATCCAGAACGATGAACGTAATAACAGTAAAATACCACGACGGATATTCTTGCGTAACGTCTATAAACGGAACGCATTCCCAAATTGTTGAATACTTCCTTGGCTCAATAAGGGACTTTGCATATTTTGGTCCCGATGACGTGGAAATATCCAACAAAAAAATATGCGTCGAAATTCAGTTCGACCCAGGCATAACCGACACGCCAAAGGAACAGCTGGTTTACTCTTTGACCAATAAACAAGCATCTTTGGCTGCTTTTCATAGCGGCGACAAAAACCTGATTCTTCACTATCTCAAGACGACAAAGACCGCAGGAGAAGGATACTGGGAGCGTATTACAGAACACATGGATGGCCTCCAGACCCGCGAAGTGCTGAAATCGGTACTTCTTGGAACTTGGAATCACATACTTGAAACCGACGATTTTCAAGTATGAGTAGCATCAAAAAACAAGATTTTTCTAGTCTCGTTATTGACTTTCAAAATTTTTGAATCAATAATATGTGACGAGACAAAACAACCAACAAGGAAAATGCTCATGAGGCTGAAACAAAAGGATTTTGTGGTGAACATAGATCGACCTGAAGTCGTTTATGTTCCGTTGGATATCAAGTTTGAGTTTGCATGGGATGGAAAAAACTGGATTCACAAAAACTTTCACGAGGCACTCAGCCTTATGAGTAAGAGTGCATCCAGCCGACTTCTTGTAAACGCAAAGTCCGCATTCGACACTACTTGGGTTCATTCTTGACCCATATTTGACTCTAGCGAAAGGTGTGACATGGAAACCGTTGATGCTGATAACTTGGAAACCTTGCCAATCAATCAAGAGGTGTGGCTAGACAATCCAGAAATCGTTCCTCCAGAACCATTTCAAGAAATCAAGCCAATGATGCTCGTAAAACTGCCTAAAGAGTCTCGGCCAAGACTCTCAAAAAATGGAAAATCTTTGACTTTCCACATTCTTCCTGAGATTGCGTCGATGCTTTCTATCGAGGCGTCCGTTTTTAAGAACGACAGGAGCCTTGAATTCCAAGGCCGACCCGTTACCCAAGATTCCATCGTAAACTCTTTACTGGCTTCATACTTTACAAAAAATTCCACTCCACGAAAAAAACTCGTTCGGACTGGTCTTTTGGTGGTCGAAAGCAGAATGGCGGTTTCTCGAAATGACGCCACTTGAAGCGTTCCTTGAAAAGGTCGAGGACAAAGGAAAAAAAAGGCTCGAAACGTATTACCCAAACCTATCTAAAAAGACTCTTACGTGCAAGATCGACCTTACTGCCCGTACAGTTGACTTTTTTGGAGCCAAGAAAAAGCACCTCAAACGATTTTCCCTGACTGAACACGGGGACGTTGTTGAGGCAAAAATAAAGGGGAAAGTCAATGATTGATAAGAGAGATCGTCTAATAAAAGATATGACCCAAAAAATTGCACTCATGGTTGCAGTTTTACGGGACGACCCGCAGTTCTCTAGGTGCAACCTGGACTCTTTGGACGCATATTCAGGGATGGTTGCAGCAAAGTATTCTGGGCTGCACTACTTGAATTCTCAAGGTATCAGCATGGATGAGTTGAAAGCTTTATCTGCAGGAAAATCACAATGATCCAATTCGCCACAGCTAGCACAAATCCAAAAAAAGCAATCCGAAAAAATTTGGCAAATCTCCAGCCCAAAAGATGGACTGGTTTTCAAGAATTCGATTTTGAACGGGCAAGATGCTTGCACAGGCTTGCAACCATGTCGATTGACTTCGCTTTATTTAACGGCGAATCCTCAATAGAATGGCGCCGAAGTAATCTTGCTGATTACTTCAAATACAAAGCAAAACTCAAGGCTTGCCTTTTGAAAATTCAAGCCAATCGGTTGTATTATCAAACTGGTGGAAAAAGGGCACGCTGGCAACCAATTGGCGGCGACAGCCGATTTGCCGCCAGGTCCGGCCAGAACTCATCTAACTGACGTTGCCGGTTTGGACACTTTTAAGGATCCTAAACGATGCCAAACTTGATACCAATGAAGGACTTAGGCCATGAAAAAGCCATGTACTCCTTCCTGATGACGCCTTGGATGCAGACTCCATATTTGGTTGCAAAACGTAAGCGTGATCTGGCTTACCTTGCAAGCCATATAATGATTGAACGGGCCAATAATCCAGATTTGGCCAGCCTAAGCGATGCAGAGATCACCAAACAAGTAATGCAAATGCCACGTGCTGAAAGACTTGTGCATGTTTGCACAACCAAAAACGGATACGAAATTTACGCTGAAGAGTCGCAGCTTGCGGTTCCTTGGCAAGGGTACTCAAACGAATACGGGAACATAAATAATGTCACGATTTGAGCGTGGCGACATCGTAAAGGTCAAAGGTTTCCCAGGCTATTCCGTTATTGAGTCCTACTTGGAACCTGACAACGGGCCGCCAATCGTGCAATTTTGGTACGAAAAGATGCTAACTCAATACGTTGGTCGCGAAATAGAGAACGTCAATTTGATTCGGGAATCGTCGTTTGAAAACCACTTTTCTCGCGGCAAAAACAAGGGGCCAAAATGAAAGAAAACTTAATACGCAGAAAAGCAGAAACAATCGAGAAACGATTTCAGGCCCTTCACGGTCAAAGCTCGATTGAGCATCTGGCAAATATGATAGGGCGTAAAAACAAGGTTGTACCGGGCTGCTACTGCCACGCTTGCTCAATGGCAAGTTTCATCCAACCAAAGGACGGCTTGGACAGCACACAAGAAACGAGAACTGAGGACGAAAATGACACCGCTTGAACGCGAAGCAGCAGATAACTTTATCAAATATCTTCGGGCACTGCCGAGGCTTGATGCTTACAAGATTACGTGGTTCGAGTTCGACTTGAACGCCCGTACCAGATTTGATTACCAGTCGCAATGGTGTGTAACTTTCGATTTACAGCCAAGCATCCTCTTGAGTCTTAACTTCGACGATATCGCTTGTTATCTCATTAAAAATTTTGACAAATACGAACGGACAGCACACAAGAAACGAGAATTGAGGACGGTATGAACTGCCCGGAATGCCACAAACACCGAGATTATAAACTTTGCAAGGTCTGCAACTTATGCACAAATTGCTGTGATTGCGAGGAGACACCGCTTGAACGATGGTCAGAAGTTCGCTGGAGCCAATTTAGCAAGCTAATTATGGCGGAATCCAAATGCCTTGAAGAAGCCAAAGAAGCCTGTTTGAAAGAGATCGAAAGAGCAAAGGAGAATATTGATGACACCGTTTGAACGCAAAGCAGCAGATAACTTTATCAACTATCTTCGCACACTAACGCCGCTGGCTGGTTACAAGATTAGCTGGTCTGAATGGGACGTGTACGTCCGTTTCATATTCGATTACCAGTCGCAATGGTATGTAAATTTCAATTTAAAACCAGGCGAACTTTTGAGTTTGAGATTTGACGAGATCGCCTGCCATCTCATTAAAAATTTTGACAAATACGAACGGACAGGACGCGAGAAACAAGAATTAAAGACGAAAATGACACCGCTTGAATATGCAGGATTGCAAATTATCAACCTTGAGGCCAAGGTTGCCGATCTTGAGGCCGAACTTACCAAGCGACCTGTTGTTTATATCAAGGAGTTAGAATCATGGTAATTACCGGAATCGACCCCGGAAGCACGCATAGCGGAATATGCATGATAATTGCATGCGATCATAGCAAAATCTTTAACATCCAAATGGCGGATAAGATTGAAAACGCCGAACTCGTTAAAATCATGCAATCGCCTTGGGCAAAATCTCACGAATTTGCAGTCGAGGGGTTTGCTTGCCAAGGCCGTCCGGTAGGTGAATCGTCGATCCAGACGATGTATTTTATCGGGGAACTGAAGAGGGTTGCCATCTATGAGGCCCTGACGCTTGCCGTGTACACACGCCGCGAATATGGTCAGTGGATTACGGCTGGCGGCAAGCTTAACGATGCAACGCTCAGGGCTGGCTTGGAATCAATCTACGGGCCGTCCGGCAAGAAGGGCGATCCGCTATACCTGCTACGGGGAGCAAGCGATAAGCGTTCAGCGTTTGCAATCGCCAAGTATCACGAGTTTAAGAAGGGCCAAGTGCAATGACGCCGTTTGATATTATCGTATCTTCGATAGCCGGCATGTCCGCAGCTTTAATGCTGGCCGTTTACAACATGCTTAGAGAGAGACGACAATGACACCGACTGAGAAAGAACTGCTGACACCAGAAGTTATTGATGGATGGAAGCGTTGCGCAACTATGCAATTGGAAAACAAACGGGAACGCATCACCATTCCCACAACACTCTTGCTTGCCATGATCCAGAAGATTCAGGCTAACGAGGAAAACAATGACACCGCTTGAACGATGGATCACGGTAGACGGCAACCAGTGGCGGCTGAGGTGCGGCGAGATTATTGCCGTGATCTGGCTGCGCAGCGATAATCTAACATACTGGCTGCGCAGCGATAATCCAACATATAGGTCAGAAGTTCGCTGGTCCGAATTTAGCAAGCTGATTTTGCCGGATTTCATGTGCCTTGAAGAAGCTAAAGAAGCCTGTTTGAAAGCGATTGAAGCAGCAAAGGAGCACATTGATGACACCGCTTGATTTTATCGCCAGCCTGCCGCACGGCGAAGCCAAGGCCGCAGCGAAGGCCATTTTCAATTTGATGCTGCCGGTGTGGACACCGATATGGATCACCATCGAGGGCTCGCCCGACAGGTTGCCGCCGCCTTGCCTGCTGATCGTGGTTCGGACAATTGAAGGATGCGAATTTCTGGCATCGCGTAAAGCGGCGACGGAAAAGAATAGCGATTGGTGCTGGTCAAAAGTTGTCAACCCGTTTTGGGATACGGACAAACAAGCCATTGTTTGTTACGAGGAAGAATTGGAACCGCAGGATTGCATTGTCACACAATGGAGGCCGATCCAATGACACCGCTTGAACGATGGATCACGGTAGACGGCAACCAGTGGCGAATAAGGCGAGGAGAAGTCATCGCCCAAATCTGGCTACTTACCGACAATCTGACCTATAGATCAGAAGTTCGATGGAGCCAATTTAGCAAGCTAATTATGCCGGAATCCAAAAGCCTTGAAGAAGCCAAGGAAGCCTGTTTGAAAGAGATCGACAAAGCAAAGGAGAACACTGATGAAAACGCTTGATTTTATCGCATCGCTGGAGCATGGCGAGGCTAAGGCCGCAGCCCTGACTGTTTACAACATGATGCAAGCAAGGCCGGATCCGGTAGGATCTGAACTCAAGGTTACGAGTTTATCCTCAAGCTCCGCAGATAAAGTCGAAGTTGCTAGGCATTGGCGCCGAAGTTGGCATCGGGTCGCGACATACCTAGGAGCATGAATGCCGATAGTGGCGACCATCGACGATTTACGTGTTCTGGACAGCAGAATCGACAGTTTTATAGGAGATCTACAAGATGATAACGCTTGATTTTATCGCCAGCCTACCACATGGCGAGGCTAAGGCCGCGGCGTTGACCGTGTTCAACATGATGCAGGTGAAGCCGGAGCCGGAATGGATCAAGATCACAGACGACCCGGCCACGTTACCGGAGTTGAGCCGACTTGTTGTAATACGCAATGCGGGCGGCGAGTGCTTCGGTCTTCGGCCAGACTACCGCCGCACGGGCAGCGACTGGCCATGGTATTATTCGACATTGGCGGCATGGTCTAAGTACGACAAGTCCCTGTGTTGCGACCATATAAGACCAGTTGGACCTGTCCCACCTACACATTGGAGGCCGGTTGAATGAGCACATGGACCGAGATTACAGACGATCCGGCAACATTGCCGGAGGTGGGGCAGACGGTGATTGTCCGCATGAATGCCGACAGCGGCGGCGGCGAGATGTTCGGTTTACGTGATGGACGGTTCCCCGATGACTGGATGTGGTTCCATTCTAATACGGCCTATTGGAGCCATATCAGTCAAAGGATGTTCCCGAAGTCGATAAATCCTGTTATGAACGGGATAGGCAAAACACCCACACACTGGAGGCCGGTCGAATGAGCACAGAGGAATTAGACGAACTTTCGGCAAGGTTTAATGCTCTGGAATTTCAATGGACAACAGGGCCGACTCCACCTGACCCGGTCAACCATCCGAAGCATTACACAAGCCACCCGTCAGGCGTTGAGTGTATTGAAATCACCCAACACATGATGTTTAACACTGGGAATGCAATCAAATACATTTGGCGAGCAGATTTGAAGGGCAACGCGATTGAGGATATCGAAAAGGCGATCTGGTATCTGAATCAGGAAGTCAAGCGTAGAAAGAAGATGGATGCATGATAATCATCGGAGTTGACCCCAGCTTATCTGGCGGAATTGCAATTGTTAAAAACCGCGATGTCCTAGCGACATACGAAATGCCAGTTGTAAAATTCGGTACAAAAAAAGTGATTGACTGCCAATCTATAAAAAAAATATTTGAAGATTGGCGAACACTTCCACATGGAACGTCAATCGTCATCGAAAGGGTTCACGCAATGCCTAAGCAGGGAGTTTTGTCAATGTTTACTTTCGGGCAATGCTTTGGAATCTTGCAGGGGTTGTCTTCGGGACTTGGAATACCATACGAATTCGTCATGCCTAAAACTTGGCAAAAAGTTCTCGATGGTATTGACAAAAAACTTGGCAAAAAACGCTCAATCGTTTATTGCAAAGAAAAATACCCTTCACTTGATGATCTTACCGATGGTGAGTCTGACGCTATTTGCATAGCACTTTCATATCACAATATCACTGATTAAGACTCATCACACAGCAATAACCCTTCGCATGTTTCCTTCAAGATGCGTAAATCCAAGGCTCATTGCGTCAACTTGGTCATCGTGTTCATCGACAACAGTACCAGTGAAGGACTCAATCTCTGTAAAAAACGCTTCATTCCATTCGCCCTCAAGGTAGTACACTCTGCCTTGTGCGGCTGCTCTTGCGACCGGAACAGCCCTTGCAAGCTTCTTTTGACCAGAAGCGTACCATTGAACCCTATGACCGTGCAAAGCCCTCACCTGTTGCGTTAAGAGCCTTTTACCGGCACTGCCAGGTTCTTGCTCAAGAACTACCGATACTTTTTGGCCGTCAGTGTCCGCGCAAGTCCGGATCATTGCGTCTACAGTGTCCGCAGAATACTGCCCTCTAAGTACATCCGTAATGATAATCTTGTCGGTTCCGACCACGTTTGCCATAAGCATACCGACTGTATAATCTCCACCGGATTCAGTAGCCGCCGAATCCCATGATCGGCATAACTGCAACCTTTCGGGGACAAGGCCTTCCCATTTTTGGAACCAGGCTCGTTTCATTAATGCTCCGTCAGTGTCCACAAATTCAGCATCAATTTCTTGGAGTGCCCTTTTGGGATCATACGACGAAAGCATTTGGGTTACATAAAATTCTGGGTTAAACTGATTGGTTCTGGTTGAAGCCCTTGTTACAGAAACGGCATGGCCTTGGCTAATTCTGTAAACCCAATTCTGCTTTCCGTTTGGAGTCGTTGTTAGCCACAGCTTTCCAGGCTGACGCCTCAATCTTCCCAAAACAATATTGTACGCTTCCTCTTCGCAAAAGGCCGCTTCATCCATCCATGCCCACCCCGCATTGATTCCGCGAAGCTTTTCAGGTTTATCTGCTGATCTCCATAAAACTGTGCGATTTCCTTTCAGAATCATGGACATATCAGTCCTATTGAACGACACAATAAGTCCAGAACCTTCATAAAGTTCAAGAAACGTCCTTAGTGTCGTATCTTTAAGCATTGTGTAAGTAGGACTTATGGCTATGCCAAGTGTGTTTGGAGGCTGATTTACAATCTCTACACATCCAGCGTAGGTTTTTCCTGCTCCAACACCACCACAAAACAGCCTTTGCCTTGATTCGTCAGTCCAGAACAGCATCTGAGGAACAGTCCACTCAGTTTGGTTCACCCTCTTCTTGACCGTTTTTGATCCTTCCATGATCCAGTTTGGCTCCATTTTCTGAAGCGCAAACCTGCGACTGCTCAATTCTTCGTTTGTAATTTGGGTTTTCGCCATGAACTTCCCTTAATTCGTTGCCGATTTCTTGGAGAGATTTTCCGCCAAATGTCTGAGATACTTCGGTCAGATTTGTCACTCTGTCAAGTAACTGCAACCTTACTTCAGGTTTTGCGAACTCTTGCCAGTAAAGTCGCTCAAGAAGCCATGCGGCTGGTATCCAGTTTCCTTTATTTGCGGCATTAAGGATTACCCCGATAGCCACATCCCTAATCTTCAATCGACCCTGGATAAGTTCGCGTTTTCGCTCAGGATTTTTTTGTAAATAGATCTGCATTGCCCGCAGCGAAATACCAATAGCCTTGGCCATCGAAGCAAACTCGTAGCCGTTATTTGCGGCTAAAATCAAATTGGGCCATTGCTTTTCGATTCTTTCTTTGACTCTCCCATAATTTAACCTTGGATCAATCTTTACAGGAGCCTGCGTTGACGCAAGAACCTCAATAGACGGAACATTATTTGCGTCCAGTCCATCGCTTCTTCCAGAAAATACTTTCCCGTCAAGGTCTACATCTTTTTTCCAATCTATAACAGTTGCGGTTTTGTCGTTGGTTGATTTGTGTGGTTTGGTTTTTTTTATCACGTTCGCCCTTTTTGATCCAAAAGTTGTGCGCTCACTTTTCCATCTTAGCACAAATTCACCATTGACTTGTGGTCACTTTCTACGTATTCTGTTTGTTAGCAGTGTGGAAAGAAGGAAATAAAACGGCCACACTTATGGACGCCTAATCCTGCACTCTGCGTTTTGCGAGTACAATCCCGCTGTTTCGTGGGGCGAAAGGCACGCATACAGGATACCGATCTCTATTCTGTACAGAAGGTTCGACCCCTTCCCCATGAATTTAACAGGAATGCACCATGCCTGAAAACGAACAATTTCACGCACGAAGGATGAAAAGCCTTGGAGCTTCTGAAGTTGCTAAAGTTATGGGGCTATCTCCTTTTGGAAACATCCTTGACGTTTACAATTACAAAACTGGTGTTTCCACAGGTGGAGTCATTTTTCAAACAGATTCGATGACCCGTGGTAATCGCCATGAACTGTTTGTAATAGCAGAGTTTTCCGCAAAACATGGGATGGATGTAAGAAATTATCAGCTTGCCGTAAATCACTGCGAACCAAGTCTCGCTTGGGCATCAGCAACACTTGACGGAGTGGCTTACAGTGGTTTTCTTGCTGTTGGACCTGTGGAAGCCAAAACAATCACGACTTCCTTATACTTAACGCCGCCAATTTACTACATCATACAAGTTCTTTGGCAGTGCTGGGTTACGGGGTTTGTTGAGGGCTGGCTTGCGGTATGGTCAACAAAAGATGCAAAATACCACGACTATCATATCAAGGTCGAAGATCATTTTGATCTTCTGCAAGAATGTATAGAAGTATGTACTAAGTTTTGGACATACAATGTTTTACAACGTACTCCACCGGATGTTAAACCACGTAAGCAAAGGTCTGATTGCGATTTTCTTCCAGATTCAAAACTTCAAAGATACCTTGAAATTGATCTTGAAATCAAAAAACTGACCGCCGAGAAGTCAAACCTTAAAACACAAATCTTAGAAGATCTTGGCTCGCCATCTGATTTACACGTTGAAAATCATTTGTACAAGGTCGATGTGACTACCGTACCGTCAAACAAACCTACTGAAAAGCGTCTAGTGCTAAAGTACCCTGAACTGGAGAAGGAATTCAGGGAAAAACCTTGCTCTCTAAGGCTTTCCATTTCAAGAACAGGAATTACTCTATGAGTACCGATGACTCGCTTGGAAAAGCACTCAATTCGTCTGACTATATTGCGTCTACAGGGAGAAGATCAAGAGATCAGCACAAAAGCCAAAAGGAAATCGACCAGACCAGAATAAGGCTTCTTGCTGAAGGAATATCAAGGCTTATGTTTGTTTATACGGCTTCGCATAAAGAAATTTTATCTGCAATAGAGGTTTTAGAATCAGCCAGAATGTCAAAAGAAAATCCGGCCATAAAAAACTCTTGGCCAAATCATGTGCCTGACATTACGAACTGCGTAAACAACTTCAACATTTAGTCTTTGCTTCTCGTAAAGCTCCAACTATAAATATCGTTTACGCAAATGCATGCACAATAAAGCATTATGACTTTTTACAAAAATCTTACAGTTTAATTATTGACTTCATGGAATAAGGTAGTAAATTAATAACGTAAGGGTTGGTAAGCGAAACGAAAAACAAAGATGTATCCACGAAAGGACGGGATCATGCAGAATAATAATGCTACGTTCATTATAAGAACGGGGCTTACAAAAAAGGTAGGTCTACCGAATTTTGGTTCCTTTGGAGCCGAGTGTTCGGTTGAACTTGTAACTGATATTGGTCTTCTTTCTTCTCCTGAGAAGTTGGACGAAGTTCGCAATCAGATGTACAGCCTTTGTCTTGATTCGGTTGAGTCCCAGATTAACCTTCAGTTAAGCAAGCATGTAAAACCTGGTTCACCACAGGCCAATACGAAAGAACCAGAAACCGCAATTGCTCCGCCACAGGTTCCGCCAAAAACTTCTGATTGCGGCGCATGGTTCAAGAGTCACTCAGATAAATACGCTATACCTTTGCACCATCTTGTGAATGGAGTTTACGGAGTGCTTATCCCAGCAGGTACTTGTACCGACTGGAAGCAGCAAGGTTTGGCGTTGTCTGCACGTTGGGTTGCTTGCGGTAATACTGCATTGCAGGTGTTCGAGGAAGCGTTAAAGTCTGTTTTTGATAACCTTGACAAGCAGCCACAATCTTAAACGGATCTAAAACTGTTCTCAGAAAGGAATTCGATATGCTGGTGATAACACGGCAGGTGACTGAAAAATTCATGATCGACGCTTATGACCAAAGCGGGAATCCGGTTGTGGTTGTAATATCTCTTATTGATATTCAAAGAGACAAGGCAAGAATAGGTATCGACGCGCCAGTAGATATCAGGATCCGCCGTGACAATATAAAACTTGTCACTCGAAAAGATTTTCGTCTATGAGTAGCACAACTTCTCATAAAGACTCGATAAACGCTTGGGCTTCCAAGCTTTATGGTGAATTTGGTTTGAGTTGCATACCAATGTCAAAAGATGCAAAAAAACCGATCATACGAACCTCTCAATGGTGGGGCAAGCATGTTCCTCTCGATATGATTCTTGGAATGGATTGCAATATCGCCTTGGCTACCGGAACCGTAAACAGGCTTATTGTGATCGACATTGATAACCCGTCTAAAGCTTCAGACTGGTTTACGTCTCACCCAGTATTGCCGTCTACTTGGTCTGTCAAGACTGGTGGTGGTGGACTCCATTTGTATTTCCGCCAACCGGATTGGTGGAAAAGAAGCATACCGAAAACCCAATTGTGGAAAGGAGTAGGTAAGCACGAAGAGGTCTTATGTCTTGGAGATAAATGTATGGCGATATGCCCTCCAAGTTGTTTTACTGATGGAAGGAGATACAGGTTTGAATCAGGGCTGAATCCGCTTCAATCACGGATTGCTTATGCTCCTGGATGGCTTATGAAAGAAATCGTTGATAGGGAAGTAGATAAGTCTTTTCCCGAAATTGCCAATCGCGACCCGTGGACGTTCCCTGTCAGGTCTAATTCTGGTCTGTTTTCGGATTGTGTAAATGCGATACCAGACAAGATAGAATTCCTCAAACGGTGCGGACTTAGGTTGGCTGGTAATAAACAAAACGCCAGCGGATGGATACCATGTCACAGGCCGGGAGAAAACGACGAGACGCCTTCCGCTTCTGTTCGTCCTGATACTGGACAAGTATGGTCTTCTACGTGCGGAACAATGTCGTTAGTTGATGTGTGCGTTGCACTTGGAGCGTTTTCAAGTGTTCATGACTGCATCAGTCATATCAAGCAGATCTACTCAGAAGGAAAATAAGATGTCAAGCCATGAAGAACTGGTTATTGGAATGGGTGTTTTTGATCGTGAACTTCCACCTGCAAAGTTGCATCGCGGATGTATCACGGGCATTTACAACATTGGCCGTCAGTTCAACTCCTTTTACCAGACGTGGAATGGATCGCTCAAGTTTAAGTTTGAACTTGATACGCTAACTTCTCAAGGCAAGCCTTTTGTGATCTATCAGGATTACACAGCATCTATGGGTGCTAAGGCCAACCTTCGGAAACTGGTTCATTCTATTGAAGGTAGGGATCTTTCGGAAGTCGAAGCGGCTGCTTATTCCGTTGGCAATATTCTTGGAAGGTCTGTATTTATCCAGACGACCCAAAAATCAAAAGCCGACGGTTCTCTTAAATACAGCATTATCAATATAATGCCTTGCGATACGGTACTTACTCCTGCTGTAACGCCTGAAAAGTGGGACTATCGGACATCGAATCCAAACGATGCACCAAACTGGATCTGGTCAGAATACGAGAAGTCTAAAGACTTCAAGCCGCCTTCTGTTCCAAGAGTTCCAAAGCCAAAAACCGGACTTGGTGAAGCCGTCGCTAAATATGCGACCAATGATCCAAGTTCTTTAAAATCTGCGATAATTCCTTCAAGTTCTTTTCAAGATGGTGATGATCCCCCATTCTGATTGGTTGGATATTTGAATGAATTACAACGCCATGATCCAAGCGGCTATCCGTAAATCAGAGAATGATGCACCCGATATTCCGCTTGTGGTCAAGGTCGTTTCTCTTGCACCAGAACCACCCGATGCAGATGAAATGGCCTATAGCCTAATCAGGAACATGCTTTCTGGTCAGCAGAGAGCAAAAATCGAACAAGACTACAAAATCTGGAAGAACGTAAAGATCATGATGAACACGATTTCTGCAAAAGTCATAGAAGACGACAGCGGATTGGATTCGCCTGTAAAAAAACGTCTTTGCAAGCCGCTGGTAAGGTCTCCGAGGATGTGGCACGTATGCAGTAAATGTCGTGGCACGGGGGCCGGTGATATAGGTTACTGTCGAAATTGCGAAGGGAACGGTTATGCTATTTGACACAATTGGGCCTTCTTTGTTTACCATGCGACATTACCAAGATAAAGCCGTAGATGCAGCGATAGATTGGCTTTACGAAAAGGAAATGCCGAGCGGAATTCTTCAGATGGCTACCGGAACCGGCAAAACTCCAATGGCCGGAGAGCTTATAAGAAGGTGCTTTCAGCAAAACAAAGTCAATCGAGTTCTTGTTTTGGCACACAGGCACGAACTTATTACTCAAGCTTGTAACTGCTTTGACAATAGCGGTTTGTCTACAGGAAGAGAGCAAGGAAAGTGGCGTGCTGATGCCCTTTATCCAGCCCAGGTTGTTGTTGCTACAGTGCAAACTATGTCATCCAGAATAAAAAACTGGAAAGAAGACGAGTTCGATCTGATTATTGTTGACGAATGTCATCACGCATCAGCGTCTACTTATGTGACCGTGTTTGAGCATTTCCATAAGGCAAAGCGGCTTGGCATCACGGCAACAATAGACCGATCCGACAAAAAGAGTCTAAGGCATTTTACTGAAGTCATCTATTCTTATAACCTATGGGACGCCATACACGATCAAGAAGGGCCTTTCTTGACGCCGCTGAAGTTTATCCGCATCAATGTTGGTGCTGATCTTAGAGACTGTAGGACGATAGGCAAGGGCGGCGATTACAATCTTGGTGATCTTGGCAAAGCGATACAGCCATTCATTGAAATTTTCAGCAATGCCATTACGAAAGAAATAGGCAATGCTCAAACGATGGTCTTTATGCCTTGCGTGGCAAGTTCTATGGCTATGTCGTCTGCTTTGAATCAGCTTGGAGTAAGATCTAAATGGGTTAGCGGAGATTGCAAAGATAGATCCGATATCATCCGTGGCTATCAGGCCGCTGAGTTCCAAGTGATTGTAAACTGTAATCTTTTGGGCGAAGGTTTTGACGATAAGGCGACCGAATGTGTTGTCGTTCGTCCGACCAAAAGCCGAATTGTTTACGCTCAACAGGTAGGACGTTCAACCAGACTGTTTGCTGGCAAGAAATTTGCCAAGATTATCGACTTCAACCACACAACAGACATGGATTTGATCGGGCCAAGTTCTCTTGCTGAACTTCCCTTTGATGTCAAAAAGATTGTTGACAAGATTTCCAAGGAAGAAAAAGAGGTGAATCTGTGGGACGCGATAGAAAGGGCAGAGAATGAGGTAAAAAAACAACGCGAACTGCTTTCTGTTTCCGTTGCAAAGCTGGATCTAAACTACAGGCGGGTTGAAGTCAATCCATTTCAGGCCGCTGAGAATCTTGGTGTTCTTTCGGTAGGTCAATCGTTGTCTGCACACGCTACGCTTCCTCAAGTCAATCTCCTTAAAAAGTTTGGCTTTGCGGACTCGCAACAACTTTCAAAAATACAGGCCAGTCGAATCATAAAAACGATGTTTGAGCGTAAAGAGTCGGGCCTATGTTCGATCAGGCAGCTAAACCTTCTTGTGTCTCTTGGCGTAAATGCCCATACAGCAAGACATATGACATTTGAAAAGGCGTCCATCGAAATAGGCAAGCGTCTTGGTAATTCCAAGTGAATTACTACATGGGACAAAACGGATCAATCGAATCCGGTAAATGGAGCGGCTTAAAGTCCGATTTGAAATATTGGACTTACGATGGGGCTTCCGAATGGTTCAAGGCTGACGAGCAAGCGATAGAAAAAGCGGTAATCGCCAAACCTATCAAAAGACGAAACGATCCAAATGACGACAAGGTTTCTCAAAACAAAGGGTCTGAAAATGAGTTTTCGCTGGTCAACAATTGACGGACAAGTTTGGGAAATAGGGAATGAAAAATTCCGCATCAGGATATCGTTGACAGAGACCGTTCCTGGATATTACTGTTATATATCTCAGGTGATGGGCCTAAACGAAGACGGGGAATTTGTCGATCTTGTAAGCCACAAAGCGTGTGCTAACAGGACGTTAGCAGAAATTCACGCTATGGATGTCATACGTGTTTTGCAAGATAAATCGCAACCGCCGTTTTCTATTCCAATCAACAATTATACTGCTAACTAAGAGAGAACATATGAGCCAATACATTTACAAACCAGAAGTTACGGTAGTATCAAAATCTGAGTTGTATGACACCGAGGCGTTACAAAACTACACAGGTGTTTCAGAACCAGATTTTGAGTCCAGTGATCTTGATTTGATTCCAGAAATTGCTGGACGTACATGCTACCAGTCTTTTGCCAATCCACGTCCTGGCGGAAACAAAACGTACATTGGTCACATCCTTGAGTCTGGTCATGGAAGTGTTCTGGAACACTCTGTAGTCACTCTATTGATTACAGGTGTGTCCAGAAGCCTCACACATGAACTGGTCCGCCACAGGGCCGGTACGGGCTTCTCTCAGCTATCCCAGAGATATGTTGACACCAAAGAAATGAATTTTGTTGTACCTCCCCTTATTGTAGATAAGCCGGAATTTATCAATGAGTTTTCTAAGTCAGTATGGACTGCAAAAAATAATTACGAATCTGCGGTGAAATCGTATGTATCAATCGTTGGAGATAAATGGGTAAAAGATAATCCGGGAGTTACCCCTACCCGTCAGGATCTTACATACACCAGAAAGAAAGCTAGAGAAGCCGCAAGATCTTTGCTGCCAAATTGCGTAGAGACCCACATCGTCATGAGCGGTAATCTTAGGGCATGGAGAAACATAATCGAGCAAAGAGCGTGCATCCATGCGGATCTTGAGATAAGGCGACTATTCGTAACTATTGGTACAATCATGACTGGATTGTCGCCAAATGTTTTCCAAGACATGGAGATATTCGGAGATGCTGACGGATACCAAAGCATATCGTTTGCTTGCAAAAAGGTGTAACAAGTGGAAGAATCTGAGCTCAACTCTTTAGTGGAAGACAATATGGCCATAGCTTTCTTTGCACTCAAAAGGATTCGGCTTCCTGATTCGGCAAAACGTAATATCGAAGATTACAAGTCGATAGCGTTAATGGCTGTAGTGAGGGCATCCAGATCATTTGACCCTGAAAAGGGGAAGTTTTCGACCTATGCCTACAAGCATGTAAAGCACGCAATAACTTCAGAATTGAGACATTCATTCAGGAAAAAGCGAAATGAAATGTCAGTATCAAACAATTGGGATTTTGAAAATTTGGCTTCAACATACGAACACGATTTTCATTCAGTAGACTACTCAAGACTTGAAGACCTTATGGATTGTCTTAGCAAAAGATATAAGTCGTTTTTGTGTAAGTATTACGGGATTGGATGTAAAAAACAGACACTTAAAAATATTGCTATACAAAGCGGCATATCGTCAGCACGGGCACATAGCATTGTTTCCAAAAGCGTGGAAAAAATGAAAAAGTTTGCTGAATTGAATGGTTACAAACTCGAAGACGGTCATATTTTCAGGTCGTAATCATATTGGAGAAAAGTGGTTACATCTTTCGTAGCAATTGTCTGGCATTGGATCTTCATGACTTGGGTGCAAGCATGTAATTAGTGGCTCAATTGTACGCAAGCCACCACATCCACAAGTACGCCTTGTTTTTTGGTTTCCAAACTCATCAAGAGCGGCTCCATCGCTAAATACGCATCCACTGATTGTTCCAGATTTTGTACGCTTTTCTCGGCACCAAGACTTGTAATAATCTTCTTTGACCGAGTGTATAGCCCTACAGCATGCGTTCCATTCTGACTCAGACATTTCCCTGTCGAATACGCTACAATATCCGGCTGACAAGCATTTGCAAGATGCAGGCACTTTCTTGACCTCTTTTGGCAAAGGACTGTACGGTACACAAACAGATATGTCGTAGGGCGAAACTTGAATGCCACGGATAGGGCAGTGGCCAGGCTGTTGGCATTGGCATTTCATGGGACTTGTGGAGCTATGCATGCGTTGATTTCACCTTGCGTACAGCATTCAATCTTTAGCCACTCAAAAACATTTGGACAAGCCGACCAATAGTTTGACACCGAAAGCTGAATTGGTCCTTTAGTGCAGTCAGCTACAAGACCTCGGATAACACTTTGGTTGATCGCATACCCTGAATACCAACTGCTTCCGGTTCCGCCAGAATTTGCACCTTTATTAACACTTATTGTTAATCGGCCAAACGCATCGCACGGATTACACGGATCAAAAACGTCTGGACCCCAAATGCATGAATTTTCACCAATTGGTATTTCTTGGTAAATCATTGAAATGGAAAATGGCCCAATTTCGCCTTGCCAAAGACATCCACTGTCACTACATGCAGTTGCAGACGTTGTTACGCCCCACCACGGAGCCATATCGGTATAGAATTGTACTGGACAATTATCATTTGGGTTGTCAAAAAGTTGCGACACAAATTTTGCAGAAAACTTAAAGCATTTAACATTTGATAACCAATCTGGGCAAGTGCAAGTTAGCGAACCTTGCGATGAAAAACCAAGAAATCGAATCCCTTTACAATTCGTTGTAGTGTTTTCCGTCAAATTTGCAGATAAAGTCGAGTTCCCAAAAAATGGTTGATAAAATCGACGCATGGCTGTCGCTGTGCCGCCGTTAAGTTCTTCTGCCCATTTTCCATAACTCCGCATGTCAAATTTTTTGATGAACTGATATTCGCAGACCTCGTAAGCCGACCACGCATAAGGCTCATTGCAAAAATCCGTAGCGTTTGCTGTTTGCGTATGTGTTGGTGGTTTTGGTGGTACGCCTGAGCAATTTTTGTAATCATTGTAAGTGCCAAGCAACATAATAACTAGGTTGTCGGCTTTGATTTCGCCACTAAAACCAGAGTTCACCACAACCATTTTGTGCGTAATTGGGTCTTTGATTGCGTGATACGGTGTTATTTTTGGCCTATCTACAGTTATCGTGTTGTCAAATGCTGTATCTTGAGTAACAACAAGTTTTTGCGTTGGATCAGAGTTTATTAGTGCGTCTACTGATTCATGACCACCATGGCATTCATCTCGTACCCAGTTTTGAGTGGTTTCGTCGTAATACATGACTTCCCATGAATACGAATACGTTTTTCTTGTTTGTCCCCCCGGTCCATATGTTGTTGTTGTAGGTCCGACTTCTTCTGTTGCTCTTAACCAGAACCCAGTATTTGTCATATTGTACTGGACTTGAGCTGTCGCTGATCCGACTTTTGAAGTTGATGCTGGCGGGCCGCCTGGTACATATTCTGCCAATTTAGCTGAATGGCTGTTCAGCTTGCTTGCAGATAACGGCTCGCCGTAGTGAAATTTGCTACTCATGGTTTAGCTACTCGTTTCATTCCTTCAAGCACGCCCATCGCGCCAAGGCCGATAGGCACAGCCATTGGTCCTGCAATTTTTGGGTGTAATGGGTCTGGTTTTTCAAGAACCAGAAGTATTTTTTCTGCCGCATTTGCAATCCTTGTTTGAACGCCCATTTCTCTCTCTTGCACGGCATCTCTAAAGGCCGCAGGATCAAAATATTGTACCATTCTTCCTGCCGCCGCAAGGGGGTCTTGTGGTGCTACGTTGCCCGCTTTTGCTGCCGCTGGCGCAGCGTTTTTGAACCAGTCAAGCACATCGTTCATATCTAAATCAATCTTTCCAAGATTATCCATAAGTTTTTTTTGCATAACGTCAACACGATCAAATGGCTTGTTTTTATTTGGTTTACCCACTCCTCCCACCATCGCTCCAATCAGCGGACCCACCAGTGGACCCACCGGACCCACCAGTGGAGCCAACAGCGGAGCCGCCATTCCTCCCACTATCGCTCCCATCATCGGACCACCAGAAAGAAAATTTATCAAACGGGAAAGTCCTTGCAATGACGACGCAAGAAGTTCGCTTGTAGCGACTATCCCGCCAAACGCATCGGTAATTGCAAATGCCCCATTAAGTACAGCCAAAGTGATATTCAAAACTGCCCTAGCTATTTCCAATCCAAAATTTGCTAAGTTTATGGCAAGTTCAGAAATCTCTTGTCTTAAACTCCATATTTGTTTTACCATAGAAATAATTACGTTTTTAGCGTAAGACACATACGACGCAAAACTTTCTATTTCCGTTTTGAATGTCTGGAACGGATTAACTGCGAACGGTTCTATTATTGAAAGCAATTGATCCATAAGATCATTTGCAGCAAATAGCACAACTTTGGCAAACGGCTCAAGTATTTGGCCTACAGACATAAAAAGTGCCTCAAATCCTCCAAGGAATTTCCTTTTCTGGTTGGCAAATTCAAACCTTGTGTTTTCCAAGTCGCCTGCAAACAGTCCCGCTTGGCGTGTAAATTCCCCTATGAACATTTTTGTTCTTGCGACTAAATCGGTACGAAGATTTGGATTTGCTATCCCTTTATTTTTGGCCATAATATCAAGAACAGGAGCTTGAAATCCCATCATGTTTTTTCTCATAGGCGTAAATCGTCCGGCAAGACCGGACATCATATCGCGCATAAGATCTTCTATGTTTCTGTTATTGACAGATGCTACGTCAGCCAACTGTCTGGCTATTTCTTCGGACTGGATTCCGGCTTCTTTTTGGGTAAACCCGCCTTGCTGGACAAGCATTCCGGCAATTCTTCCCATGCCACGCATACTATCTATGGCCGACAATCCGTAATTTCTTTGAAGTTCAATTGCAGTTGTTTTTAATTTATTGCCAGTTTCAACCCCTGTTACAACTTTTGCAGCATTAACGGTTTCGGTAAATTTTGATGCAGATTCAACCGCTCTTGATGCAAATCCAAGAAGTGCTGTAGAAAGGTTGGTAAGAGACCCTATAACGCCTGATATAGCGGCTGATAGTGTGTTAAATATACCAAAAAACATATCGTTTACGCTTGAAAGAAGTGCGCCAACAGCAGGATTGAGCAACGATACTATTCCTACAGGTATAGAAGCCAATCCTTTTGCTGCCAACGATGCCGCCGAAGTTAAACCGGAAAATACACCTTTTACTGTCATTCCAGCACCATGTATTATATTGGCAAATGCCGCCGTGCTGTCTCCAAGTGCAAACTGGTTTCTTTCTGATCCTGGGAACGGTTTTTGAAACACACGGAATTTTCCAAGGACTCCACCTAAAGCACCTGCGCCGCCATACCTTGAAAACAAGTTTCCGCCCGTGTTGGCAAAACTTCCACCTTTTCCGTTTTGGTTTCTATATTGTTGTCCTGCACTTTTTCCACCAAAAAACATTGATGAAGCGATCCGAATCCTTTCTTTTAATGTAGATGCTTGGACAAGCCTATCTATGAATCCCATATTCAAGAACGATTTTTTGGTTGCAGCCGGTTTAGCCGCAGCATTAGCTGCTCTTGCCGCAGAAATTACCTGTGCCGCTCTTGCTCTTGCCGCTTGGCTGGTTAATCTTGCGGACGCATTTGCCGCCTGAATTGTTATTCTGGCAGAAGCATTTGCCGCTTGCGTTGTCATTCTGGCTGCTGCCCTTGCTTGTGCGGCTTGCTGTGCCGACGCTTGGGCTGTTGCTCTTGCATACGCATTTGCCGCTTGCCTTGTCATTCTGGAAGACAAGTTTGCCGCTTGCGTTGTCATTCTGGCTGCTGTACTGGCAGATTGAGCGGTTATTTTAGCGGACAGACTTGCTGCCTGTTTGGTTAATCTTGCAGACGCATTTGCCGCTTGCTTTGTCATTCTGGAAGACAAGTTTGCCGCTTGCTTTATTGCTTTAGCAGACAAGTTTGCCGCTTGCTTTGTTGCTTTAGCAGACAGGTTTGCCGCTTGCGTTGTTGCTTTAGCAGACGCACTTGCCGCTTGCTTTGTTGCTTTAGCAGACAGGCTTGCCGCTTGAGCAATTACTTTAGCTGCTGCTTTTGCAGCAGCATCCTTCAATTTTGCATCGACACGGGCAGCCTTTTCAATTAATTTAGCCGCTGCTTTTGCGGCATCAGATTTATCTTTAGATTTACTACTATCAGAAGATTTATTCGAGTTCTTTTTGGAAACTCCATTCAATGCCTTGACAGCATCGTTTAACGATTTTGACCAATCTTTTCCTATTTTTCCAGAATTGAATATTCCGGCTATAGCTTCTTTTGCTTGATTGGCTGATTTTGTAAGATCGTCGATAAGGCTCTTTAGCTTTTCAAACGATTCTCCGGTTAAATTCAGATTACCGTTTCCAGCCATAGTATATCCTCATTGCACTTTGTGGTTATGCGTTGTAAAAAGTTGCTGGATTTTTTGCGTTACCGGGTCCACCGTAATATAGTAGATTGTCAAAATCTTTATGGATATATGGATAAATAGCTTTCCCGTTATTTTGATACACTTTGCCGTCTTTTGTGATTGCTACGGTAGCTCCGTAGGGCCAGTAATATTCGTTTTCTTGGCCTTCGTTTGTTTGCACTACAAATCCGTTTTCTCCAATACAACCTTCGTATCTTGAGTAGTTCCAAGACGCACCGGCAAGAACAAGAAAAACGTGTGTTATCTGGTATCCAAGTCTTGTAGTGACAGGACTTTGCCGATCCACCATTTCCGCTGACTGATAAAGGACTCTACCCCTTGGGAAGCCTAGAAACTCTTTATTGTTGACCGTACCTAAATACTGTCCAGGGGGAAGAACTCCCATTGGCGGTCCCACGTCCTGTCTTCCCCACCAATCTCCAATAGGGCCAGCTTTTTCTATGGCAGGTACTGTAGGAAAGTCCCAATCTTTTGACACCCACGGATAAGTTATTTTTATCATTATTTGTGCTTCTCGGATTGGGAATCCGGTAGATATTTTGAATACTTTGCCATCTTTATTGGCGTCTCCTTTAGCGTCAAGCGAGACGATTCCAAGGTTGTTTCCAGAAATTGATTCAAGACGAACAGACGGCTCAATCTCTATTCTTGCGTACTGAATGTCAAATGTATTTGTAAACTCATCTGGTGCCCAAGTTATATCGACTTTATACTTATCTGTAAGCATTGCAGGAAAAGCGCATGCGGTGTAGGTAGATGCATTTATTGGAGCACCCATGTGTCCTTCCATAAATTCAGGCGTTTGATTTGTAAGCATTGGCGTAACTTTGGCAGACACCGGCACTAACCTTCTGCACGCCGGATCTGTTATGCCACCTTTAGGAAAATACGTGTGGTCGTTAAATATTGTTGCCGAATAACCAAGCCCTCCTTTATAAAGATTTCTATTCCATGAAAGCATTTGGCGGATTGCAAGCGCAAGGTTTTTATCCCTTGGTGCAATCCATGATTGATTCAAAGACGCCATGCCATCCATAGAATAATCTAGCGCAAATTGCGTTAAGTCTGGCTGCCAGTTTTTGGTAACAGCCGGTATCACTTCCTCCAAAAGTGGATTTGTATATTGATATTTAGGGTATGGAGACGGTTTGTTTGGCATTTATTCTTTCATGAATTCTTTATTCTGCTCTTCGCTTATGAATCCTGGGGGTGTGCTTTCTTTGGTCAACAGTGCCGAAATCTGAGTGGATGTAAGATCAAGCACGTCTTGGTATCTCATGCTTCCATCCACTACAAGATTTCTGATGAACTCATGGTAGTTCACAGGCTTTTGTTCTCCGCGAGCCTCACCCGTCAAGATTTTGGGTCGTTTTCTGGGTCCTCACCTGATATAGCTATTGTTGCAATCCTGATGAACTGTGGATAGGTGATCTTTTCTACAAGATCTGCAATAATTGCTTCGGACATTTCTTGTAGTTTTCCAAGCGATAAACTCAAGAGTGCCTTTTGACCTTCCTCATTCGTAAGGACAAGATTCAGTCCTTCAGGCGTTGTAATTGGGCTTGGCCAAAATAGCATATCTTTTCTTGCATCCCTTACCACCATTGCGTAGCTTTCTGGCGATAAGGTTCGTGACATAGGTGCTATTTGAGACATAGGAGACGGCTGGATTGTCTTCAAGGTAGTCTGAAGTTTTCCTTGGTCTCTCAATGTAAGTTGGCTTACCAACCACACTTTTCCGTCAATTTCTATAGGGGTTCCGCTGTTTGCAAGCTTATCAATACTAAACGATACTGACATGAGATGCTCCACCTTTCGGAGTGGGTTTTGACATACGAACTCTTGCCTTACACGTTACCTGCAATTTGTAGATAACTCGTGTTGTCTGGTGCGCCCGTAAGATCAAATGTCAATTCTACACGCAAAGCGTCATTTGCGTCAATTGACGTTCTTACCTGAGAGCAAACTGCAAATCCCGAGAATACCATGGGAGAACTTTGTGCAACAGGATCGCTATCGTATGCAGTAAACGATACGTACACAATATTTCCTCTCCATAAAAGAGGGCTTTGCCCCGCTTGAGTAGCAACGTATCCCGTTGCTGACATGCTACCGGAAGACTGGCCTGGAAGTTTAATTTTCCATCCAGCATTACAGTTATTTGAAATCTCTATCGTGTCAGTAGTAATATCTATACTACCTTCTGATATACAGATAGATTTTGTGACACCCAAGTATGTCACCGTTACAACTTCATTTCTTCCGAGCGCGTACTTTGTTGCGGCTGGTGAGGCCATATCTGATTCTCCTATCAGTATTTGATTGTAAAGTCAATTATTCCTACCCACCCTTTTGACCCCGTAAGTATAGGGTTATCAGTGTAATAGGTAGACCCCGAATTTTTTTTCATGTCTGCTACTGAACCGAATGACTTTAAGTTGAATAGCTGTAAAGCATACATTGATAAGTCATTAGACTCCACAGATGTATTCGTTACAACCATAAAAGATATCGTTTCTTCGGTCCAGTTGACTATATTTGGAGAAGATCTGACCTCTAAATTCCCCATAGACGTAAATACTACATATGGCGGTAGGGTGCCGTTTATGGCTGCACCTATGAAGCACGGTACCGCGCTATTTGTAGACCATCTGTTAGAGATATCAGATATTGGACTCATTAGTTTGCCGCATCTTTATAAGCAAGAACGACAAAAGCAGATGTCGTATTTGCATTTGATGTCAACGACAATAAAGAAGTAGCAACAGCCAATCCTTGCATTGGAACAGTAATCTGAAGTGTTCCATATGGCGGGACAATAGTGTAATTGGCTGTATCGTTTGCTGCGCCTGAATGCAAAACGCTTGGCCAATAAATACGCACTCCGCCTCCGCCAACATCTTTTACGTACAATGTGTTTACGTATGTGCAGTTGCCTGAAATGCACAATGCGTTGGGAATTGTGTTGAACGTGATATTTCCACCAGAAGTCTTTGAAGTGGTAAGATTTGCGAGATTTCCTTTGTAAAAAGAGTTCGCATACATACCCGTCAATGTCCAATTCGAATCGCTTGTGTTTGCCGGGATTGTTGCTGGTTGAGTAACCGTTGACAATGATCCGGCCAAAGAGATTGTAACTGAACTGCTTAACGTGGTGTCGTTAAGCGAAAGACTTCCGCTTTGACCTGCTGATCCGCTGATCGTTAAAGCCATTTCCTACTCCTAGATTAAAGACTGGGCCTGATGTACTGAATTGTGAGTTTTGCCTTGAGTGCTTTCGACTTGAACCTGTGAGGCAAATTTGCAAATAGACTTCTCCTGTAGATTAGTGCTAAATGCGGAGTGTACCCCATGCGTATTGGAAGATCCAAGAATGGACGCCTTGGCTGAATTTTGCCAGGTTCCGCAATTCCTGTTCTTCTTATTGATTTTGGAGTATTTCCGTTTGCTCCTTTGGGAAGATTTCTCGGCAATCCGTTATGGGGTATCGTCCAACCTGTTTGAAGATACTTGCTGTAAAGTGGAAGCCTTTTGCCTTTAGACCTGTCTTGAGAGTTTACATTTACTGTAACCGAAGACATTTTTGAAACGTCCGAGTAAGGCACTACGGAAATAGAATCCGAAAGAGTTCCTGTCCTTTTTGCAGGCGGCTCTCCACCTTTGCTTGAAGGTGGCCACTGTCTTTGCATGTTTGATACGATAAAACTCTTGGCTGCTTGTGCAACGGCGTTAAGAGCAATCTCTTTTGCCTTATCCCACTCTGCAAAACTTACGCTAGGCGTAAACTTTGATTTTGTGTTATTTGACAAAGAATTCAATCCGTCAATTGCAGATTTGATATTCATGATGTTTCGACCACGCATTCGATTGTTGTGTGGTGTCCAATGCTGTTCCAATTCCTGCATTTAAGTACATTGTAAACAAGAGATCCGACATGCACCTGATGTTTTGCGTTTAAGTCGTATGTTCCCGCCATAAGTATTTTGTGTGTTGCAAGAGACATATCTTTTTCCTCTTCCCTTCCAATCCCACCTGACCACGGCTGAACCATACACTTGGCAGTCCCTATCGTATTCCATACCTGAATTGTACCCTGATTTGCGTCTTTTGCGGACACAAGAAGTTTTATTGTTGCAGTTTGCTTTAGGAAGTTGTCAAATGCCATTGACGCCGTACCTCACGTAAGGTGCCAATAGGTGTGCAACTGGATTTTTTGACGAAAGAAAAGGATTAAAACTTGCTCTCGAATAAGAGTAATCGCCAATCTTTTCAGACTGAAGCGCGTTGTCGTACTTTGCGGCTGCGTACATTCCGTTCACAAGTTGAGCTATTGCAAGCTTTACCTGATCTGGGCATACGTCAAAACCGCCAGTGTAATCAACTACGTAAGAATATTGAGAATCTCTTGGAGAGTAATAGGGTAGCTTCATGTTTATAAGCGTCATTACTCCTGATCGGTTTTCAAGCAAATATTCAAGATTTATGTCAACCTTGGACTCTGTCATGTTTGTTTCTGTTGAATTGTATCCCGATACGTACCCGCAACTGTCAGCCAAAATTGGATCAGATTGTTGGTACATCGCAACTCTTGATACATTTGTAACTGGTGTTAATTTTAGGTAAACTCTTTGACTATTAAGAATTACGTAGCGTTCTGATACTGTTTGTGATAAAAACTTTCTGTTGCAGTACGATTCTACCATCCGTGATGCAACGTCTACATAAGCCTGTACGGTTGCTTGTGGGGCGTCCGATATGGCTGGTATGTAGTTTATGCACTCAGAGTAGGTCAGAAGCGTGTCGGGCACATTATTCTCCTGTGTAACCTATGGACCCAAAGGGGTACACGCAAGGTGTACCCCAGAGGGCCGAAAGGCGGGACTCAGTTGGTTCCCTTGACTTCGATGGCAATATCAGGTTGCGGAACCGGAGTCAGATTGGCGTTATGAAGCAATGCAACACCGTAAGTGGCAGTTCCAGATGTCGCCACAACTCTCAAGTAAACCTTGCTCACAAAGGCAGTTATGTTTGACGTTTGAACGCCAGTATCTTTGCCTTGGTGATTGACGCTAATTGCCAAAAACTGGTTAACTGCTGATGTTGTGGCAGATGCAGAGATTGCGGCACCAGGAACAGCAGGAGCGGTAGTGATTGGTACGCCAAATGTGGTTGATACCTGATAACCGACCGTAAGGTCAGTCCACGTAGAATTATCGGCTGATTCCTGAACCTTGATTGCCGAGGATGCAGCTAGAGCAAAATTGACCAGAAAGGTCACTCCACCGAAGAGTCCGTTGGCACTGTTTACCTGAACAGACGAACTGTTTCCCGAGGTAAACACAAGGTTCTTGACTTGGACACCGCTTAATACCTGATTATGACGGGACATATAGTTCTCCTATTGTGCTTATATCAAAGTACCTTGATGAATTTGCCGTATTGTTCTTGGATCGTGTCTGAACCCCATCGAAGACGGAACAGATAAACACGTCTGTTGCTCAAAGCTTCAATTTCGTTTAGAACGCGAACAGACAAGCCCATTCTGATCGGCATGAACACTCCTTGAAGCGACCCAAAGAAAACTGGGAATGCACTTGATGCGACTGCCGGAGCAAACATGCTGTAGGCGATTGGGAAGCCGTCAATTTGGTCAGGTGTACGCTCAACGATGCCGGGATACAATTGACCACGTTGGAACAGGTAGATTCCGTTATTTACCGACCCAGTTGAGGCTTTCAGAAGGCTGATAGCTTTAGCTGTTTGTTGGTTCATGACGTAGGCAAAATTTGGTTGAGCATACTGGGGAAGAATGCTAAAACCCATGGTTTTAACAGTGTCGGCATCAATTGAACCTGATGTGCCGGTAGTCACAAAGCCAAACTTACCGGCTTCTCCACCCGCACTTGAGGAAATTGAGTTCCAAATGCCCCTTGGTTGGCCTACGCCAGTTCCATACGCAAGGTGTTTTTCGTAGTGCAGTTCAAGCCACGTCTGAAGCTCTTGGTTAAAATAGGCTTCAAGATTGAAACCGCTGTCATCCAGAAGCGTATTCGACATCGAAATCCTGCCCATGTATTCATGGATCGGAATACTGACTTCACCAAATGTTGGTGGAAGTGATTCCGTAGGAGATCCAGCTTCACCAGTCCACATACCTTGAATTGGACTTGTGTGAATGTCGTCACGATAAGTTGTCCTAAGCATCACAATACGATTACTGTTGGTCGTAATTTGTCGTACGCGACCGCGAAGCGTAGTTGGTGCCGCCTTTCGCATAACGATCTCATTGAGAACGTCAGGCGGTACAAAATAACCGGCACTTTCATCAATGCCTTCGACCAAAGCTTTGTAAGACCTTGGATAAGAGTTTTTTAGCTTTTCTTCCCCAAAGTGCAAGAATGCTTTAAAAGAAGCTTTGTACTCTTTGGTAGAAATCTTGGCAATCTGCTTGTTCGTAAGAACACCAGGGCCAACATCATCAGCTTCACCAGATTGGTTAAAAGAAAATGATCCTGCGGATTGCGTTGACGCACTATACGGCGTCCCAATTGACTTATTTGTCAAATCTCGATAGGAGTCAATGTTTAAAGAATCAAGCTGATCCGATTCATCAATCTTCGTTTTGAGTTCAGGTAGAATTACCTGCAAGATTGACTTGTATCGTGCCGTTTGTTCTTCTGTTCGATCATCGTTTAGCCGAAGTGATTCGGCTTCTGCGAACGCACTTTTGAATTCAGCACGTAGTTTTGGCGAAGCTGCCATAGCTCTACCCCTTTATGTAAGAACGGAATTGCTCAAAAAGATGAGAGAAGTCATCTGCCGGTGCCGTCTTTTCTATGGATTTATCCATAGGTTCCACTTTTTCCGAATCGGTTGAAATACCAGCGTCGGCAAGTAGTGTTTCAAGCATTTGATAGACTAATTCGACTTGCGCACAAATTTGCGACAATCTATCAGCCGTAGACTGGGATATCTTTCTTCCAGCCTTGAAAGTCATAATTTCCGCTTGCTCATTTGCTGCAATGGCAACAGGAGATACTTCAAGAAGCTTCGCCCTCTTGATAAGTCTTGCTCCACCCTCTGCCCTAGAAAGCTCTTCTGATGTAGGTGTATGGCCAGATTTTGACCAATACTCTTTTACATCTTTAAGTGTAGATAGCTTTCGTACTTGCAATGGAAGTATTCCTACTGACAACTCTTGTACCACACCAGAAGTAATCATCTTTCTGGCTTCACGCGCTTTTTCTGTGTCAATAAGTATCGCTTCAAGAAACAATCCTTTTGAGTCTTCAAAAAGCTCTACGGGTTTACCTATTGGATTTTTATGGTCGTGGCCAACGCCGCCGATAAATCCTTTGGTAAGAAATCTTTGTATGTCTGATGCATAAGCACCAGGTGCAATAATATCGTTGTCGTAGTCAATAAAATTGAACGTACTTGCGTACCCAGAGAATCCGCCAGAGTCCATGTCGTCTACGCGAGGTACAGCCGCACGCTTGAATATTCTTTCGAGTTCGTTGTTTTGCACTTACGTTTTCCTATGACAAAGCTCTTGCTTATATCATCGCCTAGAATACATGATAACATGCTTATATGACTTGATGTGTGTTTTTTTTAACACATACGTATTTTGGGGTATTCATATTATCGCAGGCGGCCCGCCCGCTGTGTCCTCTCGTGTTGCGATCACCGAATAAGCGTCAAAACCCCACCCTTCAAGGTTCTTTTCGCCCACCCAAGCGTACCCGTTGATGCCCCATCTATTTCCCCACGAATTCGGAAAGAGGAAATACCATTTCCCATTGATCCGTTTCATTCCAATTCCGCCCATGACCGCATGATTGTGGCCCCCACTGATATTCGATGGACAGCCGTTCTTGTCGAGTGAATTGAATCCCGTATTCACTGAGATCGAGAAATTAAAAGGTTGTCGCAATTGTGCCGATATACAGAGGTCCCGAAAGCTTGTCAGAGTGTGGCCTATTTCGATGCGGTGTTTGGCGGCGTCTGTTGTCGCGTCTGGTTTGATTCGTGAGGGGTTGATCGTCCCGTAGGGAACGTATTTGCTATTGCAAACGCCCTTGGAAACAAGGAATTGCAAAGCGTCCGCAATGCTTGATCCGGTGTCCCATCCGCGGCATAGATTGGCGTAGATATACCATGGCGATAACTCCTCATGTGGCAGGCCCGCTATCCACCTGGCCACTTCCGAGCATGTTGCTGCAGCGTGCCCGTTACATCCGCTGGACTGGCCTTGATCTTTGATTTTGACCGGGAAACTCGGGTCTTTCGTGTAATCAAACTCTCGCCATTCTGACTCAGGAATATCAGGCAATGGCTGGCTTGAACCCAGTTTGAGACTGATCGACGGTGGTTTGTTGCCCATGCCCCGCCACTCGTCGCCAAGAACTGGCCAGAGTTGGTTGCCGCTCATCGAATGGCCTCCGCGATCGCCACAACGTCCGCCAGGGTGGTCGGTCGTATCGCCTTTACCAGTTTGCCGTTTCCGTCCTGAAGTATCACGCACGGTACACCCACGCCCCGAACCGTCGCACGGTATCCAAGCTGATCAAGGTCTTCTTCGGTCGAGACGTATGACCGGATCTGGACACCTTTGGAGGCGAGTGCATCCCGCAGGCCTCTGTCGGTGCGCCAGATCGCTTGTGAGATGTCGGATGGGTCAACGACCACAACGAACCACTTGACGCCACCGGCAAGCGTTTCTGGCGGTTTAACCGGCTCCACCGATGGCTCCACGACCGGCACG